CGTTGCAGTTCTCACCGGCCGACATGGCGCTACTCGATTTGGCGCAGCACAACGAGTCGCGGATCTGTGTCCTGTTGGGTGTGCCCCCGTTCCTGATGGGGCTCCCATCCGGCGGCGACTCGATGACGTACAGCAACGTGTCGAGCATCTTCGACTACCACTGGCGAGCCGGGTTGAAGCCGAAAGCGAACACGATCATGGAAGCCCTGTCCGGCTGGCTGCTCCCGAGGGGGACGACGATCGAGTTGAACCGGGACGCCTATGTCCAGCCGCCACCGTTGGAGCGGGCCCAAACCTGGCAGATCCTCATCGGCCTCGGCATCGTCACCCCGGAGCAGGTCCAAGCCATTGAGCGTTTCAACGTGACCGGGTTCGCCCCGATGGGAGTCATGTAAATGAGCGAGTTCGTCGAGTACCGCGCCGCCCAAACGCTCGAGGTGCGTCACGCCGAACGCACGATCGACATGATCGCCGTCCCCTACGACGAAGAAGCCGAAGTGCTACGCCGCGGCCGCTGGGTGACCGAATCGGTCGACCCGGATGCGTTCGTCGGTGTCCACGGCGACGTGACCGTGAACCGCGCCCACGATTTGGAATCGCCGTTGGGTCGGGTGTTCAAGTTCCACCCCACCGACCCCCGCGGCCTACGCACCGAGCTGCGCATCTCCCGTACGAGCTCGGGTGACGACGTGTTGGAGCTGGCAGCCGACGGGTTGTTGGCGCCGTCGATCGGGTTCGTGCCGCTCGGTGAACGCTGGTCCGAGGACCGCTCCGCCGTCAAGGTCACCAAGGCCCGACTCGTCCATATCGCCCTGACAGGTGATCCGGCCTACAAAGGGGCGAAGGTGCTCGCCGTCCGCTCCACCGACGTCGGGGGGCCTGCTGTGGAGCGGGTGGCGACACCCAACCTGGACCGGATCCGGTTGGAGATGCTTGCCGGACGCGCCGGCGTCGACGTACAGTCGTAGCCGAGGGGATCCTCGGGCGAGCAGCCAGTGCTGTCGGACCGGGATGACGGTCACTCAGAAAACCGTCAGTCGAGGCGAGCCTCGGGCGAGTGGCCTTAGTGCCGCCGGATCGAGCGAAGCGATCTCACCGGACTACGGAACCTGACCGTTTCGTACCCAAGGGGGTCGCATGTCTGCGACTGATTCAATGCTCGCCCGTCTCCAATCCGAGATCGAAGAGAAAGCCGCGTTCTCCGACGGCTTGGTTGACGCCGCCGAGAAAGCCGGCCGGGATCTGACCGGCCCGGAGATGGAGATGTACAACCGGACCCGGGACCGGATGCGCGAACTCGCCGACCAGATGGCCCCGTTGAAAGACGGCGCCCGCATCGCCCTCGAATCCCGCCGCAACACCGAAGAGATCGCGGCGCTGTACACCACCGCCCAAGGTCCGCAAGGCAAAGTCGAGTACCGCACCGCCGGCGCCTACATCGCCGATCTGTACTACGCCCGCATGGGTGACCATGACGCCCAGAAGCGGATGGACGTCTACCACCGCGCCGCGAGCCATCAGACCACCGCGGACAACCCCGGACTTTTGCCCGAACAGATCGTGTCGCCGATCGTCAACTTCATCGAGGTCGCCCGCCCCCTCGTGTCGACGCTCGGCCCCACCGATCTCGGTAGCGGCTCATGGTCGTACGCCCGGGTCACACAGCACACCAGCGTTGCCAAGCAGGCCGGTGAGAAGACCGAACTCGCCTCCCGCAAGATGACGATCACCAAGACCCCGCTCGGTGCCGACACGTTCGGCGGCTACGTCAACGTCTCAAAACAGGACATTGCGAGATCCACGCCGGGGATCCTCGACATGGTCATCATGGACCTCGCCCAGCAGTACGCGATCGAAACCGAAGAAGAAGCCGCCGATGTGCTGTGGGCGGCTGCGACCGCTGGGCCGGTGATCCCGACCGGGCCCGCCACCGCGGCCGGTGTCGCGTCAGCGGTGTGGGGTGCCGCCGGGTCGGTGTTCGCCGCCACCAAGGGGCAGGGCACCACGGTGCTCGCCGTGGCGCCTGACATGCTCGGTCTGATCGGTCCGATCTTCCCGCCGGTCAACCCGCAGAACGCCTACTCGACCGGGTTCTCGCTCCCGTTGGGTCAGGGTGTGCAGGGCAACATCGCCGGGTTGCAGGTGGTCATGTCGGCCGGTTTGGACGCCGGCCAGATCATCGTCTACTCAACCGCTGCCGCCAAGGCGTTCGAGTACCGGTACGGCAACATGACCGTCGACGAGCCGTCGGTGTGGGGTGTGCAGGTCGGCTACGCCGGCGACTTCGACTGTGTCGCCATCGAACCGTTGGGCATCGTCAAGATCACCAAGACGCCATGACCGACACACCTGTTGAGCCCGACGTTCCCGAAGAGGAACCCGACGCCGAAGAGGAGCCGGACGAGTGACGATCTACGACGACCCCAACCGGGAAGCCGTCGGCCTCGCCCCGATCTGGACCGGCGCCGGCGAGGAGCCTGAAGTCGACCCCGAGAAGATGACCAAAGCACAACTCCTCGACCACGCCCAACAGCAGGGTGTCGAGGTCGACGAGTCGATGACCAAAGCCGAGATCCGCGACGCCATCGGCTGATGCCTGTCGTCGTCGGGCCGATCGCGGGGAGGCAGGCCGAGATCGTCGGCCGTGTTGCCGAGCTTCTCCACGTCGCGCCCGACGACGTCTGGGTCACAGCCGCCGTCGACTCAGCGACCGAGTACGCGGTCGTCATGACGAACCTTGAAGACGTCGGCCTCCCCGATGAGCCGCTTGTGGTTGCCGGGCTGATCGTGTTCGCCCAACGCATGTACACCGACTCGCCGTCCGGTGTGAACGTCGCCATCGGTGACCCGTCGTTCGAGCCGATCTTCCAACCCGAGAACCTGTGGAAGCACGTGCGGCATTACTTCATCCACCTCCGCCCGAAGTTCGCGATCGGCTGATGAACGTCGCCGACCTCGTCAAGCTGATCGGCGACGGACTGACCGCCGCCGGCAAAACGAAGGTTCCCGTCGTGCTGCCGGGCACACCGGCGTCGGTCATCCCGTGTGTCGTGCTCGCCCCATCCGACGACGAACTGGTCAACGCCAACAAGACGCTGCGGTACGGGTTCAACATCAGGATCCTCGTCCCGCGTTCGTCGCAGGTCGACCAGTACCAGCTACTCGTCGAGTTACAAGCGATCGTCTTGCAGTCGATCATCCCTAGCCAAGTGCAGTTCGACGGTCCGATGCCGTTCGACCCCACCGTGGGCGAAACCATCGGCGAACCGCCCGCTCTAGCGCGAGTCATCCCGGTCACGTTCACCGCCGACGTCGACCTCTGTGCCTGAGGAGGGCCATGCCAGTTTACGAAATCAACCCGAACAACGCCGGCACGATCAGCATCGCCCTCGAGGGCATCACACCGCTGGTCGACTACGCCTGTCAGGTCACAGAGATCATCGTCGAACCCACCCAGAACACCACCACCACCGCCGGCACCTACTGCAACGCACCGCATGACACACCCGGCGCCTCCAGCTGGGCGGTCGTCATCTCCTTCTTGGAGGACTGGGGCAACACGCCCAGCCTGTCGGAGTTCTCGTTCACGAACGACGGCAAGCTGTGCGACTTCGAGTTCACCTCGACCAACCCGGCCACGACGCCGTCGATGACCGGCCAGGTGTATGTCACCGCCACCGCGTTCGGTGGCCCGGCCGGCGAGTCGTGGGCGGTCACCACGCAGCGTTGGCCGTGCCCCGCCAAGCCGACACTGGTGCCGGCGACGGTGCTGCTCGCTGCGGCGGGTGCGTCCAAAGCGGAGAAGTGAGCGTCGCCGATCTTCGGCACACCCTCGCAGAACTGGCCGGTGTACCGGAGCCCGCCATACGTGCCGCGTGCAAAGCGGTCGAACAGATCGCCGCCCAGGAGGGCGGCTCGATCACGGTCGTTCGCTTCAACGGGCGCAACGCCAAGCAGACCACCTACAAGCTGAAAGCCAAGACCCGCATCAAGGTCACGGGTGACGTGGCGTCGGCGACGGTGTGGGGGACACCGACCGGGTTCTGGGTGTGGAAGAACACCGGCACCGCCCCACACACGATCGGCCCCCGCCGCAAAGACACCAAGACCAAACGTCGCGCCATCAAACTGCCCGGCTCCACCCACCCTGTCCGTGTCGTCGACCACCCCGGCACACGCGGCCGTGGGGCGTGGCGCAAGGTGATCCGACGGGCCGAGCGGGTCGTACCGCAGATCGTCGCCAACCACGTGCACAGGGCGGTGACCCGTGGCTAGCCGCGAAGAGATCCGGGTCGATGTCGTCTCCAAGTACGACGACACCGGAGCCGACGCCGCGATCAAAGACGCGGCGCTGATCGACAAACTCTCGCCGACCGTCGACATCGACACCCGCGGGGCGCAGGGCGCGTTGAGCGGATTCAAGAAATCCGTCGGTGACACCTTCAAGGCGATCAAGTCGCTCGCGGTCATCGACCTCTCTAGCGCGATCTCTTCGGTCGCCAGCTTTGCCAGGGAGGTGGTGACCGGGTTCATGGACGCCGCGATCGCGGCCGGCCAGTTGTCCGACGCGTCGGGGCTCGCGGTCGAGGATGCGTCGCGGTGGATCGCCGTCGGTGACGACATCGGCGTGTCCGGCGACACGATGTCGTCGGCGTTCACGAAGCTCGCCCTCAATCTCGGCAAACACAACAAGGTGCTCGAGAAGTACGGCATCGCCACCGTCGAGGCCTCCAACGGGCAGGTCGACATGAACGCCACGATGCTCGAAGCAATCGACGTCATCAACGCCATCCAAGATCCGACCGAGAAAGCGACCGTCGCCAATGCCGCGTTCGGCAAGGGCTGGACCGATCTGTCCGAACTCGTCGCGCAAGGATCCGATGTGATCGTCGAGTCGATGGCGGCGGTCTCCGACGCGCAGATCACCGACCCGGAGGAACGCCGCAAAGCCGACGAGCTGCGGGCCTCACTCGACGACCTCGGCGACACCTGGAACGACATGAAACTGAATGCCGGCGAAGGGCTGCTACCGGTCGTAAACGCTGCCGCCCAAGGGGCCAACGTGACCCTCAAGACGCTCGGCGCCATCGGCCAGGGAACGTTCGACCTGTTCTCCGGCGCCCGCCGGTTCGTCGACTCGTCGACCGACGCCAACTTCGAGAACGCCGAGTCGTGGAACAAATCCGTAGAGGCGGCCGCCGAGTTCGACCGCACGCTCATCGACGGGCTGACGACGTGGGCTCAGGTGCACGACGTGGTGCTACAGAACACCGACGACCTGACGGCCGCCAACCTCGTCGCCAACGAGTTCGCCGACAACCTCGAGCGCGCCGCCGACGCGCAGCTCGGCCCGGCCGACTTCGGACACGCGCCCGCCGCCGGCATCGCCGCGATCGCCGAGACCAACGCCGACCGCAGGGCCGCCGCCCTTGCCAACGCCCAGGGCACGACCAATGTGTTCCTGCCGCCCGCGACACCGGACGTCACCCACTCGTTGGGCAATCACTACTTCGTCCGCAACTCGATGCGTACCGGGCCATGACAACGATCGCCGAACTCGTCGGTATCGGCCCACCACCGACGGCCGGGGTGCCGGCCGGGTTTGTTCACACCGCAGGCGAATGGCGGCATGTGATCGAGATCGCCGACCCCGGATTGGGGGCCGGGGTGGTGTGGCATGACGTCACCACCGTCGATGGGTTGTTCACCGGCTACGACTACGGGCGTGGCGCCGACGGCTACCAGGGCCGCTTCCGCGCCAGTGTCGTCAACCTCGACTTCTACGCGAACAGTGATGCGTTGGCGCCGTGGAACCCGGACAACTCGGCGACGTTCGGTGTCCACGTCGAGCTCGGCCCCGGACTGTTGATCCGCTCCGGGTTCATCCTCGTCAACGGCGGTGTCGTGACCGCTTGGAACCCGCGGTTCACCTGCAAGGTGGAGTCGTGGGGTGACGCCTCCTACAGCCAGGGCCGGGTTCGTATCCACCGGGTGACGGCCCGTGACACGATGTCGTCGCTGGTCAATGTGCCGTTGCCGGCGACCACCGCCGAGAACTGGTCGGACCGGTTCCTGCGGCTGTTGGCTGATTCGGGTTGGCCGTACGGGGCTCTGATGTACGGCGCCCAGTTGACATCGGCCGCCGCCCCGATCCTGCTGCTGCCGGATCGGCCCGCGGCGTCGTCGGCGATCAACGAGCTCGACGCCATCATGGATCCGGCCGGGCTGGTGTGGTACACGAACCGGCTCGGCCAGCTGATCGTCCGCCCCCGCGTCGAGGACACCTTTCACGCCGCCGCGTTCGCCGCCGGTGCGACGGGTACACCGTGGACGGATCGGCCGGCGACGTACTTCGCGTGGTGGGCGTGTCAGGGTGGCCCGCCCGGCGAGTACGCGGGCGCCGATCATGCGGCGTACGCGGTCGACACCCCGAGCGTGGATTCGTTCGGGTTCGATGACACCGACCGGTGGATCATCAACCACGTCAAGATCGGCGACCCGACCGGGCCCGGGTTCGACGACGACGACCCGGTGTCGATCGCCCGCTACGACCGCAAGAGCCACCAGGCGTCATGGCTGGCCCCGAACGACACCGTCGCCGCCGACATGCTCACCCTCAGAGCGAACGCCACCGTCGAAGCCCGCCCATTGCACACCAACATCCGCCTCGACGGGTTCCACCCCGGCCCCGCCGCCATCGAATACCTCGACAACGTGTCGATCGTGCACCGCAACACCGACGAAGGGCTCGAGGTGTTCGGCGACGGCTGGCTGCGCGGCTACACCGAACAGGTCCGCCCATTGGGTTGCGACACCGACTGGTCGATGTCGCTGCTGGTCGACGTCCACACCATGTCGGCCCGCAACACCGAACTGCTCCCCGTCGAAGACCTCACACTCGTCGATGTGACCGACACCACCGCCACCTTCACGTGGACCAACCCCGCCCAGACGATCACGCCGACCCACACCCAGATCCGGATGATCAACCCGGCGTCACTGTGGGCCACCACCACCTACCCGTTGGACGGGTTGACATGGTTCGGGCTGACACCCGAAACCGGCTACGAATTCCAGGTCCGGCTGCTGCGCATCGTCGACGGGCTCACCACCCACTATTCGCCGATCAGGTCGGTGAGTTTCGTGACCGAAGAAACCGCCGACGTTCCACCGGTCGGCCCCGGCTGCCTGCTCGAATGGGAACTCCAATCGTCACCGGACGGCACCGACCCGTGGACGATGGTCGACTCCGGGGTCGACGACACCGCACCATTCACGCTGCCCGACTACGACCTCGACACATTGGACCCCGCCCTGTGGTACCGGTACATATCCAACGAGGACTGCGCCGGGGTCGACGGCCCCGACTTCACCACCGACCCGTTCGTCGCCGGCTGTCTCGGTGCTGACCGGCTCGACGCCGCCCCCTACGACGACCCGGAGCTGATCGCGTACTGGCCCGAAGTGTGCCCCAACAACGTCTTCCGAGAAGTCGTCTCACAACAGCCGATGATCCGCGGCCACGCCCTGGCCCGCGCCGAAGGACTCGAAGGCATCCCTAGCCCGGTGCTGGTGTCCGGCACCGCGGGGCTCGTCGGCTACCAGATCCTCACCTCCACCCCCGTCGGGTCGCATGATCTGTCGATCGGTTGCCGGATCATGATCGGCGACCAACCCGCCGCCGAGACCGTCGTCTTCGAGTACGGCGGGGCGATGATATCGATCATCCCCGACACTGCCGCGCCGGATCCGGACGCCGCCGGATACACGATCAACGGCACCATCAAACGCGCCGGCGACGTGTTCAACACGATCGCCGGGACGACGATCTTCGGGCGTGGCGTCGACCATGACGTGATACTCACCCACGACCCCGGCACCGGCGACCTGATCCTGTTCGTCGACGGATTCATGGAGGTCGGGGCGACAGTCGCTTTCGGTGACCGGGTCCGCGAACAGATGAAGATCCACCTCCCCGGCGGGTCGTGGATCACCGACATGGCGGCGTGGGGCATCATCCTGGTCCCGTCCGGCCCGTTCGGTCCGCTCGGCGACGCCATCATGGCGCTCGGCCCGCTCGTCTACCTGCCGCTGCTCGAAACGTCCGGGTCGGTCGCCAACGACTATTCGGGCAACAACCGTCACGGCGCCTACGCCTCCCAGACACTCGCCAACCAAGCCGGCCTCGACGGCCGCCTTTACCCGACGTTCAATGCCGCCAACGCCGAGTCGGGGGTGGTGGTGCCCGCCGAGAACGTGTGGCGGCTCGCCCAATCCGGCGCCGGCCTGACCGCGTTCGTGCTGATGCGCTACACATCGTCACCCGACACCGCCGGCAACGACGAAGCGCAACTGATCGGCTCCGGCGACACCCTCGCGTCGCGTGAATGGCGGGTGTACACCTTCATCGAAGGCGCCAACCTGGAAGAGGTCGCAGCCCAGTCGTACACCGCCGCCGGCACCACCGCCCGCAACGCACGAACCCCAGACACCAACCTGACCAACGTGTGGAAGTCGTTCATCGTCCGTTGGCCCGACGCCAACAGCTACCCGACGATCTACGTCAACTGGGCGTTGCAGACCCTGACGACCGGACTCACCGCGGCCGCCGGTGGGGCGATCACGTCGCTGCGCATCGGTCACGCCGTCGCCGGCGGGGCGACCGGATCGAACCTCGACAACCGGGCCCGGGTCGTCGGCGCGTTCGCCCACGCCGCCGTGTTCGGTAGGGCGTTGACCGGCCCCGAGATCGACACACTCAAAGTCGCCGCACAGGGGGATGGTTGGACATGACGACGGCGTGGGTGCGTTCGACAGCCGGCATGATCGAACTCGACCTGCCGTTGACCGGCGGCAGCGGCGAGCCCGGCCCCGCCGGACCACCCGGCCCCGCAGGCCCCGAAGGTCCTCCCGGGCCCGGCGCCGACGAGGTCTACGTCGGCACCACCGACCCGATCGCCACCGTACCGACCACCGAGCTGTGGTTCGACACCGACGCCACCTCCACCGCCGTGACGGTCGCCGCCGGGTCGTACACACCGACCCTTGTCGGCATGGCCGTCGGTTCGGGCGGCACCAACACCGCGTACTACGCCGCCGTCGCCGGCCTGATCAACATCCAGGGCCGCATCGTGTTCGGCACCTCCGGGCAAACTTTCCCGTCCGGCGCCAACCCCGGCATCACCCTGCCGACCGGGTACACGTTCACGAACTTCGCCCAAGGCCAAACCCTGCCGTCGCTGATCAACTTCCTCGACACCGGTGTCGGCAACTGGTTGGGGGTGATGTGGGAATTCACGTCGATTC